GGTCAGGAAAGAAATCCCACACAGATACGTGACTTACTTGAGGTACAGTCTTTACAACAGGATCATATTCACCATCTTCACTCCAATTAGGATAATCTTTATCTACAGCAAAAGGACCTTTCATTATACCTGTACCAAACAAAGCCATCTCAAATGCTGTGCTACGTAAATGTTTAGAAGCATTAGACTCTTCTAACTGATCCATTATTTTCTTTTCCATCTTCTTTGCTGCAATCATAGCAGGGCTATATGTTACAGACTTTGGTGTAGTTCCCGGACCTTCTTTAACTTCTTGATCAGCTAGTTTTTCTTCTAGTGGTCCTAACTCCATACCTGCTCTATAACCTGCAGGAAGTTCTTCTCCTGTAAACTCAGGAGGTAATGGTTTTTGTTCTTCTAAAGGATTTGGTTCTAAATCAATATGCACATCTTCTGAAACACCTTCAGGTAATTCAGTAGGCTCTACACTTAATGGAAATTTATTTCCTGCAAACAGTACGTCTGTTATCTGACCATAGGCTGCAAGCGTTTTTGTTTTAGTTATCTTAACAAATACTCTTGACTTTTCTGCTTCAGAGAATTGTACATCAGGACCATACAATCCACGATAGTTTCTATAAGCTCTTAACCATCTGTCTTCATCGTTCTGTCTAGAGTCTTCTGCTTTTTGATATCTATCCATAACATGACGAATAAGATTATTAGCAGAGCTATCTTCATTGTTAATATCTTTAACATCTTCTAATGAAGCTACACTCTCTTCTAAGTCTATTGTATTTTCTTCTGCCATTTTTTTCCTTAATATCCGAATGTACTATCAGATGGTTGATATGTAGGTTTAGGTACATTAGGATCATAATCAAATATACTAAACCTTGGTCTAGACATTATACCATATCTTAATGCATCATACAAGTGATCTTCTGCATTTGTGTCTACATCTTCTGGATTTCTTTTATCTAATGGTATTGCAGGTAGCTGTGCAATTGTTTCAGTACAAGTACTAAAGAAAACTATTCTAGGTTGTTCCGTAAACTCATCTACCTGTAATCTTCTATGTATTTCATTCTTTCCTGAAACACGACTACCTTTACTTCTATCTGATGGTCGCCAACGACAACCACGTGTAATCATTTGTTCAGCCAAAGAAGGACCAGTATCGCCACGATTATGCCAAAGACTAGAGTCCAAAACACCGTATCTAATATTGCCATCACCTGCTTCCACTTCTAATATCATATCTGCCAAATCTGTGGCAAGGACCTTAGATACGTAAAGTTCCCTGTAAACGACCAACTGTTCGTCAGGCGAGACAGCAAACCAAAGAACCCCTGAATACGAGCCATAACCATAGTCACAAGCCCTAAACTTAATCCAATTACTAGGAATCGGAAAGGGTTTAACAACGTGTATCTTACGATCAAATTCAGTAAACGCTGCACCTTCTTTAATATCCCAATCACCCTCAAGTAATTGCTTTCTTTGGTGTTCAGGAAGGGAGAGGAGCATCGCTTCGTAGTCACCACTCTCTGAGAGGTATGGATTGTCAGATAATCTTGCAGGAATAAATCTCCTCTTGAATAGAGACTTTCCAGCTTTAGAATGTCCTGATGGGTATTTGAGGACTTCTCCTGTTTCAATATCTGTTGCATCAAAGGCTTCTCCGAAAGGTGCAGGGTCAATAAACATCTTCTTAACCCATTGGTGTCCAATACCACCCGGATTGGTGGTTGCTCTCATAAAAATGGGTAAGTCATGTGCTGTAGAACGTAAACGTGAACGCATATAGTTCCAAGCAAATGGACTTGACCATTGTGTTAATTCATCAAAACCTATCCAACTAAATGCTAAACCTTGATAACGCATAACGTCATTGTCTCTATCAAGGTATGACATCCATAACCTAGCACCTGATGGTGCTACCCACTGCATCTTTCTTTCTGACCACTTGATCCCTTTCCAGACTTTTGGATAGAGTTCTTGCGATTTGAATATAAGTTCCCTGAGTTCTTCTGTCGTGTGTCTAAGGAGCAACCCACTAAAGGCTGGATGACCCATGTATCTGAGTGGGTCTGCAAGCATTGCAAATGATTTACCCCCACCTGCTGAACCACCATATAGTACTTCCCTTTCACCTGCAGCAAGAAACTCTGTTTGAGGTCCTTCGTTTGGTTTAAATATTACATTCTGTTCTGTCTCAGGAACAGATTCTATCTCTTCTAACTCTCGTATAACAGTCTTAGGCTCTGCTACTTGTTCTTTCTTCTTCAAGTTTTTTCGCGGCTTGGATCGCCTTTTCTGCATACTCTGACCAGACACGGAGAGTTCTAGCTTTGTTCTTACGTTTTTGCTCACGCTTTACTCTTTTCATTAATCCAATATGAGAGATATATCTATCAGTAAAAGTACTTAACCAATTAGCTACTTCTCTATATGAATACTGTTTTAAATGTTGCTTTGCTTTTTCAAGTGCATCTAACTCACGAGGTATAGGTCTAAGAATGTGATCATTCTCAGGATCAGGTTTATATCCAAACGGAGTTGTTTTTGCTATACGTGGTATTGCTACCCATTCACTATTTTCTTTTAAGTCTATTAACTCAGGTAACTTCCACTCACCAGTTGATCTACTCATCTTCCTCTACTTTTTTAGGTGGCATTAACATGACACCCCCTGAAGATTCTACTTGTATCTTCTCAGTTTTAATTAGACCTGTGCGATCTAACAGTTCTTTTGCTGCACTTAACTTATCTCTTGTGCCTAACTCTGTAGGTGTCTCAATGCCACTTACCATAGCAATAGCAGCCTTAGGTGCATTACTAGCCATATACATCTGTGTTGCATCTAGTATCTCTTCTTTTAATGCTTTAATTATTTCTTGGTTATTAGTTGAAGTAGAATAACCTGCAATAATCTTTGCATCTTTAATACTGCCCTTTGCATCTGTAAATAGTGCATCTAAAAACTTTTGTTGTCTTTCAGTTAATTGTCTAGCCATATTACTTTTTCTTCTTTACTTTACGTACAATTTTTTTCATACTAGATAAAGCCTTCTCTCTTTTAATTTCTTTAAGTCTATCTTTATAACTAATCTTTTTACCTTTTTGAAATCTACTAGGTGTCTTATACGTTTTAGATTGTATTTTAATTAACTTAGCCATGTTTGATAAAGTTCCTTTCTCTAGGTTTAAAAAACTCTTTTAAATTTTCTATATGTTTTTTTCTTTGCTTTTGTTTTTTTAACTCAAGCCTACTGCCTGCATCCGTGATATAAGCCTGTCGGCTCTGTTTGTTACTTGTTTGTACCATCTACTGTCTTTCATTTGATATCCTGCTTCCAACCAATTGCCATCTTTGATTGCTTGTATCATCTTTTTAAATTTACAAAATCTTGGATAGCCTAGATTAAACATCATGTTTGCAACAATAAGTTTTACTTCTTCAGGCAAACTATCAAAGTCATCAAACGCTTTCTTACAATCGTGTAGTGTAATCATTATATCTTGTTGGAAGACTTCATCAACCCTAATTTCGTTAATAGGTGTTCCCACTTCCATGATGCATTCTGGGTCTTTGTCAGTAACGAGATGTCCGATGCCAAACGTAGGTAAGCCAAGGTGGTCCAAATATATTTCGTATTTGCATCCTTCATCTATTTTTAATTCCTCTCTTAGTCTATCTGTAAATGTTTCCATTATTTATTTCCTTCCACTAATTGCACTAAAACCAAAGTATGCTCCTACCAAGCCACACATACTTATGTATTGTGTCATAAGGATACTCTCTGCTTCTGCCAACCTGTTTGGGAAAGCTAGTGTCAGTATAGTAGTAATAGCCATAAGCAAAATTAAAACCCATGCCATTCTCCTTTTATTTATTTGGTATGCTTCTTTGTCAGGTATTAAATCTGTTTTAGAACACATACACTTTTCGTTTCCACATTCACAAGTCATTTCTTTTTCTTATATCTTTTCTTTTGGTCTGTTCTAATTTTAGTTAAACTTTTAGCTTGTTTAGAATGTAACTTAGATGCTTTCTTTAATCCTTTAATTACTTTAGTTAATGGTTTAGTGTAGTGTGGCATTATGTTTTTCCTTTAGCTTTCTTTAGACTTTCTTTCCCTTTTTTAAATATTGAAACAACTTCTGATTTACCCATGACTTTGGCTCTTTGCTCTCCGACTGTGAGGATTTGAATTTTTCTTGCATATGGCTTATTGATTTTTTTAACCTTTGCAACAGTTGCTCTTGCGTCAGATGGAGTTGCGAATTTGATGCTAACAGTGTCTTTAGGGTTTTCATCCGTGTATAAACGTCTTCCACTGCCTTTTGGTTTTTTTCCTGTTCCAACTTTAGGGTCTTTTCTTTTTTTGTTTTTTGCTGTCATTGTATAGATTATCAAATGTTGTTGAAGGGTCTAGATAACTCTCGTGGCTTTCTGCCGAGTGTGACCATTGTGATGGTGTAAAGTCAGGTGCTCCTTCTCCAGTCGCCCATAAAGCAGGACTTGTAGCACGGACTCTGTTATTAGGCAAAGCAACAAAATTACCTGTCCACTTTCCAGCATCTAGTAAGTATAACACATGCGATTGTTTATGTTGAGCAGGATCGTCTGCTATGTCGCTATCTGTGTAGTCAACTGTAAATAAATATTTACCTCTATAAAATTCTCCACCAATCTTACAGAGCCAAGGGCTTGAGCTTACTCTATCCATCACGACTACACTGTGATTTCTAGACTCACAATCCCAAGGTTGTACTAAATGATCTTGCATTGGTTCAGACCATTTATCTAGTGGTATGTCTGCTACGAGTGCCTGTATTGGCATTCTAGCCCACATAGCTCCACCATGTATGTTTGTTTCAGGTCCATCTTCAAAGTCTGCTTCACAACCTGTAAATACTAGTTGAAAGCTAAGTGACCTGTCAGGTATTGTATTAACTGCAAACACCATCGCATGTAAAAACTCTCCGTGATACTGCTGATGGTTAGACGTAAACTCTTTCCGTACCCAACAATGAAAATGGGGTACGTTACTTATGAGATACGGCATTATCTACGTCTTGATGCTCCACCTCTAGCGTATGACTTTTTCTTCTTCATCATCATAGCTCCACCTTTAGCCATTCCTTTTTTCTTTTTCATAGCACCACCTCGTGCCATTCCTTTTTTCTTTTTCATAACCATAGTTATTTCCTCTTATTCATAATTTGCAAACCTTGCTTACCAAACCTGTAACCAAAAGATGCACCAATGCTAATGTATAAACAGTTAGCAAACCAAGAAGGTGTGTTTGCATTTAAAAAATCAAACCCTTCTTTAACATATGGTTGTGTCCAAGGTAGGAAACAGCCAACCAATATACCACCAAAAATTATTGTCCAAAATTCATCTTTCCACGAACCTGCCATTTGTGCAGTCAAGTTCTGTTCCATAAGCATAGATGATGTTGCTTCTGTCTCATATACTTTAGCTTCTGCTTTAGCACGAGCTACTTTAACATCTGTCTCTGCTTTTTGTTTATCCATCTTACCCTGTATATATGTACCTGCTATATTTGCAATAGGGCTTAGTAAAGAAGATAATCCTAACATTACTTTTTCCTTGTTGTTCTTTTTCTGCCTGAAGCAGTTACTGACCATTTAACTTTCTTAGGTCCTGTTTTCTTTCTTGCTTCTGCTTTACTTATTCTTCCAGCTACAGCTTTAGGTCTACAAGCAGGGTAAGGTCTTTTCTTCTTTTCACTTCCTGACCTTCCACATTTCTTGCCTGTCTTAACATCTCGCCAATCTTCTTTGAACCATTTAGTTAAGCCACCTTGAGGTTTAGCCATTTAGTATTTCCCACCTCTAGCTTTATAGGTTCTTACTAACCAAGCATTAGCATACGCTGATGGATATACTTTAAACTTACTCTTAGCTTCTGACTTAACTGCTGCATAGAGTTTTGGATTCTTAGGTTTAGAACCACCTGTTGATTTTCTTTTTGTGGCAAGTGTTCCTGCTTTAGCTTTGATAACACCTCTACCTATTAGTATATCTTTTTGTGTAGTCTTACCATCACCACTTAAATCAGGAAAGCCACCTCTACTAAAGCCTAAGTGTTTCTGACCTTTTAAGCCTTTTACACCAAACACTTCTATAGCCATTTCTAATACTTTTCTTTTTTGTGCTGCAGTTAAGTTTCCAAATATTCTTGGTTGCTTTGCCATTCCTGCAGATAATCCTTTTCCTGATCTAGGTTTAGCCATTTAACATCTCCATCTTTTTCTAGCTTGTCTTAATCTGCTATTCGGATTCTTAGCAGCTTTAGGGAATTTTTTCATCTGTCCTGCACTTCTAGCACAGAATGATTTTCTTCTATTTGCATCTTTACTTCCAGCTTTAACTTTGCCTGTAACGGCTGTCTTCAGTTTACTGCCGGGATTTTTTCTTCTATACGCAGCTACTCCTGCTGTAGTCATACCTGCACCTGACTTAGTAGGTCTAAAGTTTTTCTTGTTTCTTTTAGGCATGTTGTCAGGTTTACGTGCCATAACTAACCTTGAAAGAATATATGATACACTAATAAAGCTATAATAAGTAACTTACCGTAATCTAAATCAAAGTCTGTTCCTTCACCAAATCTTTTATTCCACATATCAAATTTAATTTTATTCCAATCCATTATGTTGATTCTCCTTTCAACGGTATTTCTACACAAACACTATAGCCCTCTATATACTGAGGGTCTTGCATTATACTATTTCTTACTTGATTTACGTATTCGTAACATCTGCTTTCTGTTGTAAACGGAAAGTTTACCATAGGAAAATTTACGAATGCTGAAGTTTCTCCTAAACTCCATAATATTGTTATAACTGGAATCCACATATCTAATCACCTTTCTGAGGAATGCAATATACTTTGAGGTAGACTTTATCACCTGCTTGTCGTTGGTGTAAGTCCTGTGCTCGTAGCTTCTGTGCATATCCAAGGCACGTATCCAAATCATTGAAGTAGACATTTTCTTTAACCTCCGTTCCTTGTAATATTACTATAAGTACCCAAAGTAATTTCATATATTATACCAAGTAACTCTAGCCTTGTCAATTACTTAAATTGTTTTTTTATACTTCTAACTACACTCTTAATATCAAAAGGTTCTTTGTTAGGTCTGTATGGACATTGGTACTGTCTAGGGCAAGGTCCTGCATCATAGGGTATGTATTCTCTGTACTGTGTATTGTTTGCACCTGTAAAAACACATACTCTTTGATTGTTCCCTAGTATCTGACTAGCTAGTCTGCAAGTTGTCATCTTTACAGATGTGCTGTCGTCTTCTTTAGCTGATGCAGTAGGTAATAGTAAAAGTAAAATTAAAATTAGACGGATACAGTTATTAACCATATCATCCAACCTAAAGCACTAACTCCTACTAAAGATGCTACACCCATAATAGTGTAGTCTCTCATCTGCCTATTGCGTTCTTCTCTTTCATAGATAGCTTTTTGTCTGCTTCTACGTATTCTACCTTCTTCTTTAATAAGATCATCCCACGCTTGTAATCCATAGTGACCTATTAAAAAATTACGTAACTCTTCTCTTTGTTTAGCTAACTTCTTTTTGGCTGAAAAACTTTCTATGGCTACTTGTTCTATTGAGCCATTAAATAATTTATCTAATGTTGATGGGCTATTTGCATTCTTCTGTATGTTATCTACATCACTGACTGCTGACATCCACCTGCCAAGTTCAGATGACATGTCCTCAATCTCTTTTCCCACCATTACGGCTTTTTTTATAGCGTTATATGCTGTAGTCGCACCTGTAACGGCTGCCGATAATGTGATGGGGTCTATCATTTTAGGGCAGTCCTACTTAGATTTTTTCAGATTGTTTGTTACTGTTCCACCTGCAAAGTAATTATGTGGCTTGGCAAAACCTGCACCACCTTTAGCATATCCCTTTTTCTTTTTAGGCATGCCACCCATAGCAAAACCTTTTGTAGATATACCAAATCTTTTAAGCCTTGCCATGCCTTCTTTCCTTGACATGTGACCTGCAGAAATTGCATCCCTCACAAATATTTTTATTTTACCAATTTCGCCTTTTGTTAGTTCGCTTGTTGGTAGTTGCATAATATCTCTATCTGCCATTTAATTAACCTCCTGTAAATACTTTTCTAACTTTTAAAAAGTCCCAAAT